AAATTAAATCTTTATAATATACCAACCAACAAATACCAACCAATACCAACAAATACCCCCCTATTTTATTACAAAAAATACAAAAAGCCATTTTGTTTATATTAGTAAATCAAAAAATTGGCCGGGGGCCAAACCATTTTTAGGCTTTGCTAAAAAATTGACCCAAGGGTCAAACTAAAATTTAACCTTTATTAAAATATGGCCGGGGGATAATAAAAAATACCAAAAAAAAGAAAACCCGCCTCTCCGAAGAAAAGCGGGTGTGGTCTATGTATCTCTTTTGTCTTTGACGCTACTGACCAAGTACGTACGTTTACCCGAGACAAAAGAATCGGGGGTCTATGAATTACTTCTGCCCGAAGACACTGACCAAGTGCTTTCGTTTACCCGCGACACAAGAAACGGGGGTCTATTCTTTTCTTCTGTCTAAGACGCTACCGACCACGTACGTCCGTTTACCCACGACAAAAGAAATGGGGGTCTATCTACCACTTTTGCCTGACGATACCGACCAAGTACGTCTGTTAACCCACGACAAAAGAAATGGGCGATTCAACCAACGGATTTCTATTGAAATTATATTTTTCTTTCAAAACCTTCAATGTTGAAATTTTGTGGTTTTTGTTCATCGACGCAAAAAGCGGGTGATCTATTGAAACAAGATGCTCGCCAAATTCTTTTATGTTTTTGGCGGCATTAAAATCAGCATGACCTTGATGCCCACAAGTACATTTGTATTTTTCTTTGTTTCTTTGGGTTTTGTCAATCTTGCCGCAACTGGAGCATCTTTGAGATGTATAAGGAGTTGGAATCAAGTAGTAAAAAATTTTGTTCTTTTTACAATAATCAGTGCAAAGGCTGATTACTTTGTCTTGTCCATAAGATCCCGCCGTTGCCCCTGTTGCAACCGTGTCTATCGCCAGTCCGGTTTTGGAAAAGTCTATTGACTCAAGAATAGGAATCAGAAACTTGGCGATTTCCCTTTCAAGCTTTTTGTGCTGCTTTTTCCAAATTAAACGTAGCTTTCTTCTTTTGGCGGAATTTATATTTGAGCTTTTGTCTTTTATTGCTTTGTTTATTTGCTTGAGAGTCTTTTCCATTTTAGAAACAGTTTCTGGTTTTGGAAAAAAGTTCTCGCCGTTTACTTTGTCTGAAAAAACAAGGAAATTTTTACCTGATTGATTGATATCAAAGCCGATCATATTTTCGGGCTTTTGTACCTCGATGGTTTTGTCCACCGTGATTACAAGTTCCGATTTTCTGAAATTAAAAATGCCGCCGGTAATTTTTTCCCCTTTTTTATTGAAATCTAAAAATTTATGATTGTTGGTGAAAGATTTTGATATGTCAATCTGGACATCCAAATCCGGCCCCTTTTTCTCGATTGACAAAAAAGAAATTTTGTCCAAAGAGTCATAAACTTTAACAAGCTTTTCTTTGAGGTTGATCGCCTTTGGCCTGATGTCAATTGGTTTGGCGGGAAGGTTTTTATTTACACTCAGTTGTTTGTTTCTTTGAATGTAAGAAGTGTACCTTCTAAACACTTCCCAATACAAAGACCTTAGGGCGGATTTGTTTACTTTATTTTTGTCAATTCCAACGTCAGATAAAATTTGCTGCATCCAGTCTAATTCTCTGACTTTAGAGTCGGTGACTTTCTCACCAAGATAAATGATGCTGAAGTTTTCTATGCTGGAAATACTGCCGTCTTTTAAGAGTTGGTGTATTTTTTGCGAGACTTTATTTTGAAAGTCTAAAAATTGAGAAAAATGATCTTCAATTTGTTGCTTTTTTTGCTTGTTGATATTTAGCCCTAATTTTATGGCTGCCGTACAAGACATGGATTTAGTCATATTTTTTTTAATTTTTTATTGTTAAGTTTTAGTCTATTCGTTCCTTCTGTCTGACGCTAGTGACCAGCTACGTCTGTTTACCCGCGACACAAGAAACGGGGGTCTATTCTTTGCTTCTGCCTGACGTTAGTGACCAGCTACGTCTTTTACCCCCGACAAAAGAAAGGGGAAGCTTTCTGTCGAATTGCCAGTCTGCTTGGTTTTAATATGAATCATTTTTCAAAATTGTCAAAAAAAAATTTTTTTATTTTCAATACAGACTGTGTCCATTCTGCATTTTTTTCCACATACTTTTTCTGGTTAAAAACAAACACGCGCCGATTTCCACCGCCACATACTTGCTTTTTGTGTCAATTTGCTCAATCAAGTCTTGCAATTTGTGCGCGGCCATTTCAAAGCCGTAAATCGCGTAAAAGTCGCTGGGATCTTCGTCGCAGATTCTGGACACGTAAAAGTGGTTCGCATCTTTGAGTGAGTCCTCCACAAACAAAAAATTGCCGATATTCATGTCCGCGCCGGACTCGCGCAATTCTTGCTCAAATTCTTCAAGTATCTTTTGGTGTAATTCAAAATGAAGTTTTTTTGCGCGATTTTGTTTTAACCATTCAAACATTGTCTTGTATTATTTTAATAAATGAGCATTCAAAATCATAAAAGATTGTTGTTTTTATTTCGTTTTTTTATTTATGCCGCGATTTTGTGTTATATTGTGACCTACAAATACAACGTTGTGATTGTAGACGGCGATAGCATGAAGTCAACTTATTTAGATAAAGACGTTAGTTTGATTGATTATAGTTATTATAAGTTCAATCGTCCCGAAGTAGGAGATGTTATATGCGCGGAAGTGCCAGAAGAAACACGGCAGGCGACGAAAACGATCAACGTTATAAAAAGGATTGTGGCCGAGGAGGGAGCTTACGTTCAGATAAGAAATGGCTCGATATTCGTCAACAACAAAATCAACACAGACTACTCAATAAAGAAAAGTCCTTTAACTTTACAACCAACAAAATTACACAAAGACCAATATTTTATAATTGGAGATAACCGGGAGGAAAGCACTTTTTACATTATTTCTAAGTCTCAAATAATAGGCAAAGTGTTGCTTTAAAAATAATAAAAGCCGGTTATTGTGATTGGCCTAAACCCCGGATCTACTTGATCTTTTATAAGATGGCCCAAGCCAAATTGGTGCAGTTTTCTATAGTACTCCCGCCCAAAATGATTTTTGAGCAGTTGAACATCTGCATCGTTGCCAGAATCAAGTAGTCCGGTTGCTTGAGAGCGGTAAGTGTCGTCTCCAGCGGCAACAATATCAAAATCTCCAGAAGTGCTGCTTTGGTGCATGTTCGACTTCAGCAAATTGATATTTGTTTCAACTGTTGGAGGCATTATTTATCTTTCTTATATTTCCCGCCTTGTTCTTGCCTTTTACAATACTGCTTTTGACTAAAGCCTTTCGGGTCATTGCAGTCAATGGACTTTTTGTATTTTACTGTCCACCTTTTTTTTCCTTCTCTGGGCAAGTTATATTTTTTATTGCTTTCCATATTTCATGTAATCTCTCACAGCCTGCATGTGATGTTCGGATACGCTGATTTTATCTTGGACCCAAGCTTCTAGTTGCTGATCTTCGCTTTTGATCATTCTTGCGATTTGCATTGCGTTATCAGCGATTTTCATCAATTGAATTTTAGCCATTTCTCCTTCGTAGTCTTTTTCTACTTCGTTGGCCTCTTCTTCCATCTCCATTTCTTCGTTCATTAGGGGCTCGTTCTCCATTTCCCCATTATAGGCTTTATTTACCCAACTTGCTTTTGAATCTTTTTTACTAAATTGGGCGAGACAAACTGCTACTCTTTGTTTGTTGTCTTTGAAGTCTTTTTTCATTGTTTCGTCTCCCATGCAGCGAGATACAAAATCGTTTCTTTTTTCGTCTTTTTTTGGTTTTGGTAATGGCATATCTTATTTTACACAAAAAAATAAAACTACAACAAAAAGTGTAAACATTAATGTATGCCAGTATCTAAAAAAAAGAGGGAGAAAAACTCTCGCTCTAAACAAAAAATGGAAACACAGAAAATTATTGAAGAAGATCTTAGCCCAGATGATTTTTTTCAAAAACCTCCAATGAAAACCTCTTTGAAAATAAAAGAGTTGAATTGGACTGAAAAACAAAAGGAGTTTTTCAAGACGGCCTTGAGCGATGAAACAAACATAATGTTTATAAAAGGCCCAGCAGGAACAAGTAAATCCTTGTTGGCTGTTTATTGCGGAATTAGACTTTTGAACAAAAAAAGTGTTTCTGATATTATGTATCTGAGGTCCGCAGTGGAATCAAGTGAATCAAGACTTGGGTTTTTGCCGGGGAGCGCAGAAGATAAACTAAGCTTTTATAATTTGCCATTTTTAGACAAACTAGAAGAACTCGTTGCAAACTGCTCAGTTGAAAGACTGGAAAAAGAGGGCAGAATTTCTATGTTCCCTGTTAATTTCGCCAGAGGCATGAGTTGGAATGGCAAATTTATTATCTTAGACGAAGCGCAAAACTCGTCTAAAAAAGAAATTATAACTGTTCTAACCCGACTTGGGGTAGGTAGCAAGTGCTTCATTTTGGGCGATCCAATGCAAACTGACTTGAGAACAGGAAACGGGGGCGCATTCGAAAAAATGTACGACTTATTTTCTGATCAAGAAAGTGGTCAAAATGGTATTTCGACATTCGAATTCAATGAAGATGACGTTATGAGATCCCAATTGGTGAAATTCTTGGTTAAAAAACTCAAGGACTTTTAATTTTATCTTTTAAAATCTTAAGGCTTTCGTGAGCTATTTTGTTTATTAAAACAATATTGGTTCTAGGTCCATGTCTGTTTATAGTGTCAAAAGATAATTTTAATATATTTTCTATATTTAATTCAAGCTCTTCGATTTGTTCTTTATTTACTTTCATATGATATATTTTATTTTTTTAAATAAAAGTGTATAATTTGTTATGAATGTGTATTGTCCAAAATGCGGAGCAAAAAACGACTATTTCAAGGCTAAAAAAAGTGGTAGTTGCGAAAGATGCAAAAAGCAAATTTTCGAAAGCAGGGCAAAAGAAAAAACCTTTGAAACAGTAAAGGTCAAAATTGCAGAACCTGACGCTAGAGAGTTTGGAGACAGTCTTCCAAATGTGCATAAATTGGACGTAGATATTCTAGTTGTGGGATCAAAAAAAATCAAGTTAGGAGACTTGTTCCCGCCTCAAGATAATGCCTAAAAAAAAGATAAAATACGAAGACTGTGTTGAAATAATAGATTTAGAAATAGCCAAAAGAAAAAATAAGTGGAATTTAAAAATTTTAAATTGGATGGACTTTGACGATGTAAGTCAAATCCTAAGATTCCACGTTTTTAAAAAATGGCATTTGTATGATCAGACAAAGCCTCTTCAGCCTTGGCTGAATAGAATAATTTCAAACCAAATCAAAAATTTAATACGCAATCATTATGGTAACTACGTAAAGCCCTGCTTGAAATGCGCTGCTTCTGAGCATGAAGATTTATGTGCAATATATGGATCTCAGTGTTCACTTTGTCCGCTCTACAAAAATTGGGAGAAAAATAAAAAAAGAGCATACGATACAAAACTTCCAGTATCTTTAGATGAAAATCTGAGTCACGTTCAAAATTATGAATGTGATTTTATTAATTTTGAAGACGCTTTCGCTCAAATTAAAATAAAGCTTTTGCCTAAGCTAAAACCCACTGAACAGAAAGTTTTTCAATACGTTTTTGTTGAAAAAATGTCAGAAGAGGCTGCGGCAAAAAAGCTTGGATACAGAGTAAAAGAAAAAACTAAAAGTCCGGGGTACAAACAAATAAAAAATTTAATGAAGTCAATAACTTTAAAAGCGAGAAAACTTTTAGAAGATGACGAAATAATATTTTGATATGGCGACAGAAATAGTTTTGACAGATGACCAAAAAATGAACGTTCTTAAGCTTTGGAACGAAAGCGAAGAACCTCCAGCTTTAATGGATCTTGTAAAAATGGCTTTTCCAGATCAAGACTACGATGGAAGAAGCAAGCAAGGTAAGGCCGTTTCTAAATTTTTAAAAGAAAGAAGTTTAAAAGCAAGAGCATCGCACGAATATAAAAAGAAAGAAGTTCCAGAGCTTACTGTTGATCAAAAGACTTACATTTTCAATCACTGCGCTTTGATGAAGCCTCTTGAAATAGCAAGAGCTATTTTTAACGACAACCAACTTACAAATCTAAACAATGAAGTAAACTTGGTAAGAGATTATATCAAAACATTAGACCCAGCAGTAACACATACTGTAGCAGAAAATAATGATTCAAATGACGGAACAGACTACAAACCGCCAAAAAGTTTAAACGCGGCAGTGCAAAGAATCAACAAGTACGTTCCGGTTGGATACGATAAAGATAAACTTGCTTCGCATCAAAAAAAGTCAGCAGAGGCTCTTTTAGGTTATCTTCATACTTTCAGATATTCTCATCAGATTAATACTTATACTTCTGATCAAGACAGAAACTTATTTGAAAGCTCTTTTGTCAGGTATACATATGATAAGCCAGACCTTACGCAAGAAGAGGTCGATCAATACATTGTTCTTGCGACTGAAGTTGTTATTTCTTCAAGTATTCAAGCTAATATAGTAAGACTTCAAGAACTACTTGATGACATTGCGGACGACACTGAAGGTCGTCGCATTTCAATGTCGTTGGTCGAATCAATTAGTTCCGCAAGAACAGAATATAACCAGTGCGTGAATCGGCAACAAAAACTTTTGAACGACTTAAAGATCAAGAGAAGCGAGAGAATCAGTAAGCAAGTAAAAGAGAACGCTAGCATTTTAAACTTGGTCGAATTATGGAAAGAAGAAGAGTCAAGAGTCAAAATGATTAAACTAGCTAATATGAGAAAACAAATTGTAGAAAAAGAGATTGAAAATCTATCTACGATGGATGAAATTAAGTGCAGAATTTTTGGTCTTTCAAAGGATGAGGCTTTACATGGTTAAATGCGAAGAATGTTTTAAAGAATTTGAAGAAAGAAAAAAGCTTCACTATCATTTGAGAACCCACAAGCTTTCTCAACAGGAATATTACCACAAACATTTTCCTAAATTTGATTTATATACTGGCGAGATTATCACTTTTAAAAATTATGAAGATTATGAATCAAAATTTTTTGAGAAAAAGGGAAACTTGTCTAAGTATATTTCTGCAAGTTCCGCGAACAGGGTCAAACAAGTTTTAGGACAAATTCTTGATCATAGAATAAGCTCAAAGGGGCTGACTTGGGAAATGTCTGAGGTTGAATTAAGAAGTTTGGAATGGCCATTTAAAAAGCAAATTGAATCTATCTATGGCGACTGCTCCGCTTTTTTCAATAAAACTAATTCAAGATACTCCGATTTAAAAACTTTTAAAGTAAGAAATATCAATGCAAAAATTTTTGTGGATACGCGAGAACAAAAGCCGTTCATTTTTCAAAATTGCGACTTTGAGGTAACGAATTTGAATTTCGGTGATTACGCTTGTGAAATTGATGGAAAAGAAGGAAGTCTGCATGTAGAGCGCAAAAGTATGATGGATTTTATTCAGTCTTTTTCTTCTACTAATTATGACAGACTAAAAAGAGAATTTCAAAGAGCGGAAATCTGTGGAAAAAATATAGTTATTCTTGTGGAAAAGGATTTGGGGTCGATGCTTGGATTCGATAGAATGCCGCGAATAAAAAAATTTGTAAGAGCAAGTCCGCAGCATATTTTTCACAATGTTAGAGAGGCTTATCAGAGTTTTAGAAACGTTCAATTTTTGTTCGTTAAGAATAGAGAAGAAGCGAAGTCAATCTGCAAGTTATTGCTAACAAATGATCATTTATTCGAATATGATTTGCAGTACGCTTATAATTTGAAAAAGTTAAATGTGGGATAATACGGAAAAATACAAAAAGTCAGTTGTAGACTATAACGCAGAGTTGCTAAAAATTACAGGCTCTTTAAACGACAAAGAAGCTAAAATCAGTCTTGCTAAATTTCTTCGTCATAATATAGGTTTTACTGTAGAGCTTTTGTCTGGAGTTAAATTGGCCCCCGTTCAAGAAATTGTTCTTCGTGGAATGCTGGATAGACACTTTAGCATGTTCGTAGCTGGTCGTGGTGTTGGAAAATCTTTTCTAGCGGCTGTATTTTGTGTCTTGCAATGTATTTTCGAACCTAATACAAAAATACTTATTGCTGGTCCGACTTTTCGTACTGCAAGATTCATATTTAATAATATTGAAAAACTAGTTGAATCAAAAGGCGCGGATTTGTTGGCTCAAGCTTTTTCGATCAAACCCTCTAAAAGAAATGACCAAAATGAATGGAAAATAAATGGTGGAACAGTAACTGCTATTCCTTTGAACGGCGAAAAGATTCGCGGTTTTCGCGCAAATATTCTATTGCTTGATGAGTATCTGCTTCTTCCAGAAGAGCTTATCAAGACTGTCCTTATGCCGTTCTTGGTGGCCCCACAAAATATGGCAGAGCGTATCGAGATAAGAGAGCTAGAAGATAGGCTTATTTCAGAAGGAATGATGCGTGAAGAAGATAGAATTGTTTTTGAAAATACATCAAAAATGATAGCTCTTTCATCAGCGAGTTATACTTTTGAAAATTTATACAAAACTTACAAAGAGTGGATTCATAAAATTCAAGAGCCGGAAGTAGGGGAAGCGTCCTATTTTATTGCACAATTGAGTTACGAGGCGATGCCAAAAGACATGATTGATCGTACGGTTATTGAAGAAGCTCAAGACGGAGGGTCTTCCAACGCTTCTTTCTTGAGAGAATATTGCGCTCAATTTACTGATGGGTCTGATAGTTACTTTAGTGCAAAAAAAATGTACGAATGTACTATTCCAGATGGAGAAATGCCAACGACAAGAATCAAAGGCGGGATAGGGAAAAAATACATACTTGGAATCGACCCTTCGTTTTCAAATAGCCCAAGTTCTGACTATTTTGCCATGTCGGTAATGGAAATAGATCATGAGACTAAAACTTCCACTTTGGTTCATTCTTATGCTGTTGCGGGTGGCGATCTTAAAAATCATATCAAATATCTTTCTTATTTGTTAAGCGCGTTTGACATGGAAATGATCGTAATTGATAGTGCTGGATATCAATTTATTGACAGCTACAACGAATCCGAATATTGCCATAAAGAACTTTCGTTTATAGATTTTGAAACAGATAAAGAGGGGTCAGATTACATTCAAGCGATAATAAAAGCAAAAGGAAGCTACAACAAAGAAAGTGGGTCAATTTGTATAAAACAAAACTTTACGTCTTCTTTCATTAGAAGGGCAAATGAGTATTTACAAGCTTCTATTGATCATAAAAGAGTATGGTTTGCTTCTAAAATCACAGCAAATGACACAGCCTTTTCGAAAACTAGCTCCCAGAGAGTTGACATGGAAATGGTGGGCCATCCAAACATGCTTGAATTTATTGAGTTTCAAGACGCTTGGATTTATCAGACTAAAAAGCAATGCTCATTAGTCGAAGTCAAAACTACTGCCAAGGGCACTCAGTCATTTGACTTACCGCAACATTTAAAAAGATCGACTTCAGCCAACAAGGCGAGAAAAGACAATTATACAACTTTAATGTTGGGGTGCTGGGGTGTTAAGTGTTATTTTGATATGACAGATTATAGGCAAGAACAAGTAGACAATACTTTTGTCCCTTTTTTCGTGTAAAGTGTAAAATATAAAGGCATGGCTATCAGCAAGAAAAAACAACAGGCGCAAGGCGAAACAAAGGCGAGCTTTAAAAATGAAGAACTTCCATCTCCTTTGATGGCAGAAATTCAAGCCTCAGCAACTGGTGTAGCCACAAGAACCCGAGGGAATCGCGCCGCTTATATCGAAAGAACTCAAAGGTTTACAAACATTGAAGAAGGGTTGATTCCTTTCAACTATTCAAAAACAGCAGTAAATACTTCTAATTTGGATGTCAGAGATGCTGTTATTCTTTGTCAAAAAGCTTATTATAACATTGCAATCTTTAGAAACACGATTGATTTAATGTCTGAGTTTTCTGTTGGAGATATTCATCTTGAGGGAGGAAACAAAAAGTCAAGAGATTTCTTTTACGCTCTATTTAAGAAAATGAACTTGTGGAATTTCCAAGATCAGTTTTTTAGAGAGTATTACAGATCTGGTAACGTTTTTATTTATAGATTTGACTACAAGATCAAAGATGACGAAGTAAAGAAAATTACTCAAACATTTGGAGCTTCTCTGTTGAAGGCGGCAGAAATGAAGCTTCCAGCTAAGTATAGTATTTTGAATCCTGCTGATATTCAAATGGGAGGAAATATCTCTTTCGCATCAGGTTCTTATTTTAAAGTTCTTAGCGATTACGAAGTTGCTAGGCTCAAATATCCTAAAACAGATCAAGATAGAGAAGTCTTTGAGAACTTGCCGGACAATGTCAAAAAGACGATCAAAAACACCGATTCTGGCGTCGTCACAATGATATTAGATCCAAAGAAAACTTATGCAGTTTTCTACAAAAAACAAGATTATGAGCCATTCGCAGTGCCACTTGGATTTCCTGTTCTTGAAGATTTAAATTACAAAAAAGAATTGAGAAAAATGGATATGGCAATTAGTCGTACCATGCAACAGGCAATTCTACTTGTAACTACAGGAACAAAACCGGGAGAAGGAGGAATCAACCCAAAAAATCTAGTTGCTCTTCAAAGTCTTTTCCAAAATGAGTCTGTAGGAAGAGTCTTGGTGGCGGATTATACAACTGACGCTAAATTTGTTATTCCGCAGATTGCTGACATTCTTGACCCTAAGAAATATGAAGTTTTAGATAGAGACATTAGAGAAGGACTTGGCAACATTCTTTTGAATGAAGAAAAGTTTGCTAATGTAAAAATTAAAATGCTTGTTTTTGTTCAAAAATTGAATGAATCAAGAAAAGCGTTTTTAAAAGATTTTCTTATTCCAGAAATGAAAAGAATAGGGAAGGAAATTGGATTTAGGTCAATTCCATCTCCTACAATCCAAGACATTGATTTTGACGACAAAGTAGCAGTCGGAAGAATATACACAAGAATGGTCGAGTTGGGAATACTGACTCCAGAGGAAGGACTGAGGGCTGTTGAAACTGGAATGTTACCAAGTGTAGATGAATCAATAGATTCACAAATCAAGTTTAAAGAGCTAAAGCAGCAAGGTCTTTACGAGCCTCTTATTGGAGGAAAAGCAGCCGCGCCTTTAAGGGAAGCAGGAAGACCGGCTGGAACAGGGGGAGAAGGACAAGTGGAAACTTCTAGAGCTTCTGAGCAGTACTCCATGAAAAAGCTTGTTGAATTGATGGACCAATATGAATCTTTAGAAAAATTGGTTAAATCAGAGTTGAGAGCAAAGCACAACAAAAAGCGTCTAACTAACCAGCAAAACGAATTCGCTTGCATGTTATCAGAAATGATAGCAAGAAACGTTTCACCTAAAGAATGGAACTCTAAAAATGTTCAAGATTTTATTGAAAACCCAGTCGATAGACAACACCTCGGACATATAGACGAAATTGCTGCTAGTCACGACTTGGATTTCAAAATGGCGACACTTCTTAGCTTGAGCAAAATAGAGCCATGTCAAGAGTAAGGGTCATATATCAAAATGAAGCGGTTTACGTCGGCCCATCTCAAATCAGTGGTGGCGACAACGAATCTATTTTCCCCGGAAACAACATTTTAAAAAACATTTCTTGTGTTCAAGGTGTTCAATATGGCATAGATGTAAGCCATCAAGATATAGCTATGCTTGGAAAGCGCGGCACAGAAAGAAGCGTTGTGGTTACAAAGCCAAGCGTAAACTTTTCAATGACTTATGATTTTCAAGGATTTACAAACGAGAAAAAACTTGGTTTCGACTTGAACTATAGAACTGGAGATGTTAATTATGTTGATGATACATTTTCTTTATTCTTAATTTCTGGATTTGCTAGTAATTCGAATAGAACATTAGATAAAAGAAATTTTTATATAGCGGTAGCGGATGAAGGTAATGACGTTCTCGACAATCAAGTTGGAGCATTAGACCCATCTTCTGTTGATTCAATTATAGATGAGCAATCTCCTACTTTTGATATAATCACATTTCACGACGCATATTTAGAAAGCTATACAATAAAAGGTAGCGTGGGTAATGTAGCTACTTGTGATTTAGACTACGTTTGTGAGACAATATCATTTAATACTTCTGGATCTGGAGTTGATGTAAAAACGTACGATACAAAAAATAGGGAACTGCTAACTACTGGAATCAACGCTGTAATTCCAAAATTTTATAGACCAAATGGACCGAAAGCAATAGCGCAAGGAGACATGCTGCTGACTATCACGGAAACTTCTGGGTCTACTCCGCAAAGTGGATTTGGGTTTGCTTTTGACGATATAAAGATTCAAGATTTTAATTTGACTATTGATTTCGAAAGAGACCAATTAAATTCTATCACTCACAAAGCTCCAGTGGATAGACCTATACTTTTTCCAGTTGGAGCAATTTTATCTACAAGCGTACTAGTTGGGGATTTAGGAAGTGGAAATTTAACAAACTTAGCAAATCAAGATAGCTTTTATGACTTGCAGATAGACTTTTATAATAACGAAAATAGTCAAAATCAAAGAGTTCTGTCTTCTTCAATTTTTGCGAGAAAAGCAAAGCTGGAAAATATTAATTACAATTTAGAAATTGGAAACAACAAGCAGGCGTCCTTGAATTTTAAAACAGAACTCAAAGAAGAAGATTTAACATATGGAGTTTTCTTTAGTGGAATTCTTAACACTGGCGACATTGAGAAATTTTTATTAGAATCCGGCGCATTGTAATATAATATTTTAAATGGCTAACGAACCTATCACGAAAAAACTGGACGAAATTGTAAATGAAGCGGCCCAAGAGCTTCAAGAAGACGTAAATCTAATCAAAGATTTTTGGAAAACTTATAAAAGAGAAGGAGCAAAAGGACTCGCTAGAAGCATTCCTGACTTGTGGGAACAAATAAAACACGACAAGTCTCTTGTAAAAGAAATTAACAAAGCAAACGAAAACTTTTTTAAGCGTCCAGAGTTTGTTTTAATTTTTATTTTTATGCTTTTCAATTTCTGTTACTTGTCAGTAACCTCTGAATTTGCTTCTGCTCATTTGAATGCTCCAATCGCTGTAGTTTTGTCTGTTTATACTTTAGTGAGCACGTATGAAAGAATACGTATCAAAGATATTGATAAAGATCTCTAGGTGGATCAATAAAAAAGTGAACTACTTTATAGTGGCTCATTTTTTGATAAACAAAGAGAATTTTGATGAATCAGATGAAATTATTCAAAGGGCTATCTCTGAAAATAGACTTCAAGAATTAGAGGATAAAGTAGAGTCTTTGACAAGTCAAGTTGATAAAATCCAACTTAAAAAGGATAGGCAAAAACGGTTAGATTATATTCATGGTAAAATTCATTTGATAAATGAAACTCTAGAATATTTAAGAGCGACTAAAGAGCCTCTTGTTATCGAAAGAGACATTCTGGCCAAAAAAATCAAAAATCACTATCAAGGCGGTTAAATAGTGTAAAGATTTTTGTGCCTATTCCTCCAGAATTATTGACAATGGGTTTCGGAGCCGCGACCGGCTTCTTGTTTCGTTTTATGTCAGAACGAGCGAAACAAAAAGAGCAGCAATTTAAAATGCTTATTCAAAGTAGAGAGTTGGAGGCTAAAGAAAGAGAAGCTGCTTCAAAAAGAGATGGGGCTGGTGGAATATGGGTCAGAAGAATTCTCGTTTTATCTACTTTGTTTGGCGTTATTCTAGCTCCATTCATTTTAGCGATTTTGGGGCTACCAATTTTTATGCAAGTTGACACTCAAAAACCAACTTATTTATTTGGACTTTTTGGAGGGGGAACAGAAACAAAATTTGTGGAAATCTGGGGGTATCTAATTATTCCAGAAGTTAGGCAAACTTTGAGTGCTATGATAGGTTATTATTTTGGTCAATCATCTGTGGCAAAATGAAAAAGTTGTTATTGATTATTATTTTGATTTTTACTGCTTGTGTTTGCCAAGGCCAAAGCAAGATTTTAAATATAGAAAATTTATTTAAACGAAATAAAGATGTTTTCAGTGTGTCTTCTCATGAAGATATAGCGAAGAAAAAAG